AGTATTTTAGTAAGTCGGTTCGTAAGTCTGCTGTATTTCAACAACGTGGATTGAAGTCTGAGGCTGAATTTGGTATTGGAAGAAGAATTGGTGATGCAATTAGCGCTCCTAGCTTACTGACGCAAGTAGGAAGATACATTGCTGACCCTCTTGGTAACACTTTTAAAAATGCTGCCAGTAATGCTAGAGGTGGAGTAGCTGGAGGGCTATTAAACCGAGCTTTAAGTATCCTGCCTAACGCTCAAGGGGCAAAAGCTAAAGTAGCTAAGGCAAACTCACTACAAGGTATTGGTGATTATTTACATACTAACGAAGGTGCTGACCGCGCCGCTATTGGTACTGGGCTACTCGCTGGAGGTGGGTTGTTAGCTCTAGGTGCGTTAGCAAGTCGTAAACCTAAAGTCCTCGAAGAAGAGCAGTATAAAACTCAATAATAGTCAGTCATTACGTCAGTTACGGGAAAAAGCCATAAATAATGCCATGCTGAGAAATTAGTGTGGCATTATTGTTTTAATCCTAAAAAAGAAAATAATAAAAATGGATGAAGAACAAGATTTAGGCGCTCAGGGCGCTGGTATGGAAGGAGCGACCGAACTCAATCCTACCAATGCTTTTGGCGAATTACTTCTAGACTTAATTGAAGCCCAATATGAAGGCGACATTGATGCTGGTGTACAAGCTCTCGTTCAAGCTACTGGTTTGAGCGAAGAAGACGTAACTGGCTACATTAGCGGTGAAAATATCGTTGATGATGCTGACATTCTCGAAGCAATGATTGGAGCTTTCCCTGACGCTAACGACGAAGATATTCAAACTATTATCGAAGTTGCAAGCGGAGTTGAAGAAGCTGACCGCGAAGCTCTAGAAGCACAATACGAAAATGAAGGCGCTGAAGGAGGCGCAGAAAACCCTATGACTGAAGAAGCTGCTAATTACGCTGCGGCATATAATCCCGCAATCCAAGCTAACTTTAATCGTGCAGTTGCCGATGAAATTCAACGAGTACGTGCAGAAAATGAAGCTTTACATGCAAACTTTGCCAAAGCTCAATTTGAAGCTAATCTTTCTCAAGCTTTGACTGATTTGAACGCTCGTATTAGCCAAGATGTTGTTGACGGTATTATCACCCCTGCAATGAAGGAAGCTCTTATCGGTAACTTCTCTGACCCTCGCCAACGAGTAGCTCAGTTTACTGGTATTGCTCAAACCAATGGTGCGCGTGACTTACAAGAACAACTCAATATGTCGGAGTTTGCTTACAGCTTGCTTCGTAATGTTGCTAATGTTACCCAGTTCACTGACTTCTCTGTTAGCGCTGAAGAAGTTGCAACTGCTAATTTCTCATCTAGCCTTGAAGAAGCTGCTAAGGGCGACTTGATTGCTATGGGTCTGGATTTCGGACTATAAGGAGCAAAAAACACAATGTATTTAACAACTCAAACAATTACCCGCAACGGTAGAGCTATTATCTTCAACGCCGCAGCTAAGAAAGTTGCAATTGATGGTGTTGAAATTAAGAGCGCTGATATTCTTCTCAATGCAGAAGGTAAGGCAGTGGCTCCTGAAGGTTCATTTATCGCTACTACTGGCACTTCTGGCGAAAGAGTTGCCCGTTTTCTCCCTCGCACTCGCTTAAACGCTGCGACCGCTACTAACTCTCCCACCATCTCATTGAAGACTCCTTGTTCTCAATTCAAGGTTGGTGATGTACTGTACGCAAAGCATTGTTTCGCTCGAATCAAGTTTGTTGGTACTTTTGCAACTGGTGATGTTATTACTGCCAAGATTGGCGGTGTGACTTACTCTGCGACTGTAGGTGCTACTCAGACTGGTGCTGGCGCTGCTGCTGATTTTGCGACCGCTAACGCTGCTGCTCTGTTGGCTGCTGGTATTACCTTCGCTCAAGTTGGTTCCACTGCTGTAGCTACTATCTACGCTAATGATAGCTATGATGTGTACTTCACTACCTCTGGTGCTGCTGGTCAAGTTGTTGTCGAAACTACTGAAGCTGGTTACTTAGGCGATAACCTCACTCCTCTGGGTACGATTCTCGCAATCGGTGCTGAAAATGCTACCACTGGTGTTCGTTCGGTGACTTTGGCTGCTAACGCTGCTCAAGCTCTGCCTATCAACTCTATTGTTGGTATTAACGTTGAAGAAGTTCTTGGTTTGTATCCTGACCCTGTAGACCTAACTGGTGAGCCTGTCCGTCACTTTGCCGTAATCTCTGAGATTGCAGGTATTTACCAAAATAACTTGCCCTACATTGACCGTCAACTGAAGCGTTTGTTTGGTCTGCACTTGCACATTAAACCATACTTCAACAAATAACGGAGAACATACAAAAAATGGCATATATTGAAAATTTCTTAAAAGAAGGACGCGCTGCTAAAGCTGCCGACCTCGTTGTAAACAACACTCTCCGTCAGTTGAAGGAACGCTCCAAGGTTCTCAATACTTACGTTCCTCTAATCGAGAAGACTGGTCGTGACTGGCTTGCTTACATCTCGACAACCGTTGACCCCATTGCATCTCTTGTTGCAACTGGTCAGGACTACCCTGAAGCCAAAAAAGGCGACTTCTCCAAAATTCAAGCTCGTAACTACAAAGCTGCGATTGCTTATCACTGGGATGAAGACACTCAATGGCGTATGGCTGAAGTTTCTGAACTTGCTAAGATTCGTGGCATTACCATTCAGAATATTCAAGTTTCGGAAGGTAAGGTACAGTTGGGTCAAGATAACGAACTTGCCAAGAATATCTTTGGTACTCTCGCCTCTCTTGTTCGCGGTCATATCAACTTGATTGACTATTTGGCTTGGCAGACATTGCAGACTGGTAAGATGCAGTACACTGACCAACGTACAGGTTTGAAAGCAGACCTTGACTGGACAAAAGCAATCGGCATCCGCGCCAACCACTTCCCCTTCCCAATCTATCAAACTGATTTTAACGGGACTGAGACTGCTGATTCTCTGAAGAGAGACTGGACTCAACATGAGACAGCAGACCCTCTGCAAGACCTTGCAGATATGCACACTCAGTACAAGTACACCAATGGTTTCCCTGCTGACGAAATTGCAATTTCTGAGCGCTTGCTCCTGAACATCGCTCGTTGTAAGTCTGTGAAGGAAGCTGTAGTTGCTGCTAACGTTCTTGGTAATGTTATCACTGGTACTCCTTCGATTGACCAAATCAACGAAGTAATGAGTCGTCGTTTCTTGCCTAAGTTTGTTCTAGAAGATGGACAAGTAGAGCTTTCAGACGCAAATGGTCAGTCGGCTCCTACTCGCTTGTTAGACGAAGGTACTGTTGTGTTCTTGAGCCGTCAAGGTCAGTACAATCGTATCTTGGGTGGAACTATTGAGAACAATCAGCGTAGTGGGATTTTTCAGCGCACATGGCAGAAGACCCCAATTTTAGATATCAGCGAGTCAGTTTCGATGCAACTCATAGCTGCCCCAACCATTGCAAAAACTGGTCTTGCCAGAAAAGTTGCCAAGAATGTTAATATCAATAACAGCGTTTCTTTGGCTGACTTCCAAACTTATGATTCGAGCCGCTCTCAAATTATCTTGTCTTAATTTTAAGCTAACTACTTAGAAATTAAATCCTTCTTTAGGCATATTGTTTAGAGAAGGATTTTTGTTATTATATGAATGTGGATAGAGATTGCAACTCGAAAAGGTTTCTGGAACCCTGCCACTTTTTAAACTTTCCAGAGTAACCAGTAAAAAATTAATGACTAAGACTCAAGGTATCTATAAAATTACCAATATAGTAAATGGTAAATTTTACATAGGTAGCAGCGTAAATCTAAAAAATAGATTAGCAAATCATTTTTCTAAGCTTAGGAATAATAAACACTCTAATATTTATTTGCAAAGAGCTTTTACAGTTCACGGAGAAGCAAACTTCAAATGTGAAATTTTGGAAGTTACTGATAATTTACATCAGTCTGAATTACTAGATATAGAACAGAAATATCTTGATAATATAGAAGATTGGAGTTTGTCATATAACTTGACAAAAAGCACCAAAGCTTTTGGAACTATATATGCAGATGAGGTTGAGAAAAAAGCTAAAAAATCTGCTAGAGTATCTGGAGAAAATAATCCTTTCTATGGTAAAACCCATTCCAAAGCAACTATAAAAGCTCTTTGTGAAGTTCATCTTAAAAGTGGTAAAGGTATTACAAAAACAAAAAATGGCAGGTTTGAGGTAAAAATTAAAAAGTGTATTTATATAGGGACTTTTGATAGCTACGAAGAAGCTGTAAAATATCGTCTTATTGCTGAAAAATATTACTACGAAGGAAATGACTCGGCAAAAGATATTTTAGATTCTATAAAACGCGACCAAAAGAAACTTCCTAAAGGCGTTGTAAATAGAGCTGGAAAATATGTTGCTAAAATCACTATAAATAAAAAAGTACACTGGTTGG